TATCAAACTCAACTTCTAATGCTACTGCAGAAAACGTTAGATCTTTNATCAATACNTTTTTTACAAATAANNTGAAAAAATTTGATAAAGTTTTCAGAAGATCACTACTTACAGCAGACATAGATGATTTAGATCCAGCAATATTAAACTCAAGAATGAATATTAAAGTTCAACAAAGAATTACTCCTTCAACAACAGTTTCTTCTTCATATGAATTAGCATATCCAATGCCCATAGCTGCAGCTGATGATGTTAATTATAGAGTAGTATCTTCTCAGTTTACTTTTAGCAACTCAACTTGTATAATTAGAAATAGGTTAAATAGTACAACACTACAAATTGAAAATGCTAATACTGGTCAAGTTCTAGTAGATAATATCGGATCCTTCACGCCAGCAACTGGTAAAGTTAACTTAGTTGGATTCTTACCGACATCTGTACAAAATGACGGTGTATTAAAGATCGGAGTTGTACCAGCTAATGAAAGTACAATTAGACCACTAAGAAATTATATTATAGATGTTGATACAGCATTATTAACAATTACTCCAATAATTGATTTCCAAAATACTGAATCGGTAGTAACAACATGACGAATACTTTGATTGATTATAATCGTAGGGATATTAATATACGAACTGATAAAGTTGAAGAAGCTTTACCAGAATATTTTTCTACTGACTTTCCTACATTACAATCATTCTTAAATGAATATTATAACTTCATGGCAGGAGATGATAGTAGTGGAGCTACTCATAACTTTAATGAAGAAGTCAAAAACCTTTATAGAAACAGAGACATTCAAGCTGCAAGTTTAAAGAACTTAGATCAGTTAATATTTGAAATTGGAAATGAACTTACAGCAGCAGATATATTTACAGAGCCTAGATTTGCAGCAACACGCTTAGCTAAATTTTATAGAAAAAAAGGAAGTGTAGAATCAGTAAAAGAATTCTTTAGATTATTCTTTGGAGAAGAGATAATCGTATCATATCCTAAAAATGATTTATTTGTTGTAGGAGAATCTAAAATAGGTTATGAATCTCAAAAGTTTATTAGAAATAATTTTTTATATCAATTATATTCAATATTAATAACTTCTGGATTATCAACACAAACTTGGCAAGAACTATATAAAAAATTTGTACATCCTGCTGGGTGGTACTTTCAAGGACAGGTTTCAACAGATGGTGTTGGAAGTTTAAGTTTATCTGCTCCACTATCAATAGCAGGCAATGTTGATCCAATTTTTGGAGATTCTGCAGAAGTATTTGAATCTGCACCATTTACATTATTAACTGCTTTAAGAGATTCAGATCATAAGACATTAAGAGAAACATTAGATGATACTATCGATCGTTATCAATCATTAAGTCTTGGAGATCTTGCTAGTATTGGTTACGAAAATATTGCAGAAATTATGGAACCTACTTCACCAACATTTGATGAAGACAGTGATGCATCACTATTCCCACTTGGCGGTAAGGACTTCTCAAATGCAATTGAAACGATGGATCAGAACATATTTAAGTATGATAGTGTATAAAAATTATATAAATAGAACAATAGTTAATAGGTATATGTATGGCTAAACAAGTAATAGGTATAGGATCGAGTGCAAACGATGGAAGTGGTGATACTCTTCGACAGGCTGGTACTAAAATAAATGCGAATTTTACTGAGATTTATACAGCATTAGGAGCTGATGGATCTAATCTTTCAACGGAAGTAACTATCCAAGATTCAGCAGTTGTATTTGAAGGTGGTAATGCTGATGCTCATGAAACTTTCCTTAGAGCAACTGAACCTACAGCAGATAGAATGGTATATCTTCCAAATGATGATGGTACATTACTTTTAGATTCAGCCGTACAAACTATCACAAATAAAACTTTAACATCTCCAAAAATTGGTACATCTATTAATGATACTAATGGAAACGAATTAATTAAACTTACAGCTACTGGTTCTGCGGTTAATGAAATAACATTGGCAAACGGAGCAAGTACAAATGGACCTACTATATCAGCAACAGGTAGTGCTACTAACTTAAATATTAATTTAGATGCAAAAGGCACAGGATCTGTAGAATTAAACAAAGCAGCTTTCACATCATCTCTTATAACTGCTAATGGTAACGCAAGTACAGCAGCAACTTATATAATAGGTAATAAAGGTAGTGCGCTTGCAGTTGGATTATTAGATGGTACAACAGTTGGAGAATATAAAATATTTACAAATAAAGGTGCAGGAGCGATGACAGTAACTCCAACAAATTTTGCACAGGGCACTTCATTTGCTCTAGCTCAATTTGATGGTTGTACATGTATATGGGATGGTACCAATTGGTATCTTGTAGGTAACCAAGGCGAAGTAACCTTAGCATAATAGGATAATAAAATGGCAGCAGGCGCAATAATAACAGATGTATTTAAAAAGAAAATTTTATTAGATTTGGATTCTGATATTCAAAACAATGGAAATTTTTATATAGGTATAGGCAGAGCATTTCAATGGGATGGATCTGAAAATGTTCCGACACCACAAAATCATAGGTTTGATTTAAGAGAAGCATCTTATGCATTACAATCAATAAAGACTGCAGAAGATAGAACTTTTACTGTTCCACGTAATACATGGTCATCTGGTACTGTATATGATGCTTATGATGATAGAGTTGTAGGGTATCCTACAAATGCATACTATGTTATTAACTCTTCTAATAATGTTTACATATGTTTAGAAGCTTCAAAGAACTCAGAAGGTGTTACTCAAATATCAACAGTTGAACCTACAGATGTTGATATAACAAAACCATTTAAAACTTCAGACGGTTATGTTTGGAAATTTTTATATGGTATTACTGCTCTTAATGCAAATAAGTTTTTATCAGCTAACTTTATTCCAGTAAATTTTCAAAAGACTTCTAGCGGAGATGCTACTCTGCAACAACAAAAAAATATTCAAGATAATGCACATGCAGGACAACTATCTAATATAGTGGTTACAAATGGTGGTACTGGTTACAGTGCATCTTCTCCACCAACTGTAACTATTCAAGGAAATGGTTCTGGAGCTACAGCAACAGCAACTGTGTCTGGATCTGGAGCTGTGACTAAGATTACATTAGATTCAAGTGCAGATAGTTGTAGAAAATTTGGAATTAATTATGATAAGGCTAGTGTATTAATATCAGGAGGAGGAGGCACCGGTGCTAAAGCTAGGGCAGTTCTTGCCCCGAGAAATGGTCATGGCGCAGATGCGAGAGACGATTTAAGAGCTACAAAAATGATGTTTAATACTAAACCAAGTGGAGCAGAATCTCTAGCATTTAATATTGATCAGGATTTTAGACAAATTATGTTACTTAGAAATCCACATGGTGCTGATTCATCTTCACTGTTTACAGACACTGTCGGTAGAGCAAATAGAAATATTAAAATGACAGGATCTGTAGCATTTCCTGTTGACACTCTTATTACTGGTGGATCATCTGGAGCTAAAGCATATGTTGATCAAAGAGATAGTTCTGTGTTACATATACACCAAAGCGATTCAACTGGATATCAAGCTTTTGCAGCAGGAGAGACAATTACTGGCGCAAGTTTGACAGCAACAATCGCGTCTGCTGGAAGTGCATTAGGTCCAGCCGCTAGTCGTGAGGGTGGTATGGGTACCAATAATGTATTCCCTGACAAGTTCGATATATATTATTTAGAAAACAGAGCTCCTGTTATTAGAAGTAGTGCACAAACAGAAGACATAAAAGTAGTTATTTCAATTTAAGGTAAGATAATGGCAACAGCATATAATAGTACAATATTCAGTAGCACCTATAAAGACGACTTTAAGGATAGTAATAATTTTCATAGAATATTATTTAACAGTGGTAAAACTCTCCAAGCTCGTGAATTAACTCAATCTCAAACCATTATACAAAAAGAGATTGAAAGAATGGGNGATAACCTTTNTAAAGAAGGNGCTATGNTAAGACCNGGTGGAGTTACNGTTAATAATCAANTNGAATTTATTAAACTTGATACTTCAACTAATGCTATGGATTCTTCTGTGGCTCCAGGAATACTCAATACTGAATTCACAGGAGCTTCATCTGGAGTTAAAGCTAAAGTCATAGACGTTCTTCAAGACAGTGGAGCTGATAAGCCTGCTACACTATATGTTAACTATACAAGTACATCTTCAGGAACTGCAGGAACAGATCCGATTCGAATGTCACCACAGGAAAATATGACAAATGGAGCTGGTACTACTCTTACAGTTCAAACAACGAATTCTAATTTAAATCCTGCAGTAGGACGAGGAACTCGAGCTTCAGTGGCTGATGGCGATTTTTATGTTGAAGGCCATTTTGTAAATGCTCAACCACAATCAAAAATTATATCAAGATACACTACTAATCCAAATAAATCTTTAGGATTTGTTGTAACTCAAGATATTGTAACATCAGCTGATGACAATACATTATTCGATAATCAAGGAGCTTCACCAAACATATCTGCTCCAGGTGCTGACAGATATCGTATTAGATTAAATCTTACTACACAAGATCTTGTAGCAGATACTGATAAATTTATAAACATTGCTAATATTATTAATGGTGCTGTGACTAGTCAGCCGGAAGCTGGTGATGAATACAATACAATTAATGATGTTTTAGCAAAAAGAACAAAAGAAGAATCTGGAAACTATATAGCAAAACAATTTATTGCTAAGTTTGATTCAGCTAGTGATTCAGCATTAACTTTAAATATAAGTGATGGGATAGCATATGTAGATGGTTATAGAGTTCAACCTAATTCTTTACCTTTAGCAGTGTCAAGAGCTCAAGCAACTCAAACACTGAACAATGAAGCGATTGCAGCTAACTATGGAAACTTTGTATATGTACAAGATAGCGGCTGTGATGGTATTAANATGGGAGCTGGTACTGANAGAGGAGCTAAAGGCCTTCCTACACCATTTGTAGATAGTTGNACAATATTTGATGCAGCTGATGCATCAGGNAATGCTATAGGCCAATGTAGAGTTAAAGCTGTAGAAAAAGGTGGAGTTACTGGAATACCTGGATCAACTCTAGGTCCTTACAAGTATTATCTACAAAATATTGAAATGTACTCTGGCAAGAGTTTTAGAACAGCTCGAAGTATTGGTCCTTCAGCTACAGTGTTCTTTAATCCTGTACAAGATAATGGACAGACAGTATTAAGATCGACAGAAAATCACGATCTTTTATTTCAATTGCCTAAAGATAGACCAAAAGCTTTATCAGATTTCAATCTTACAGTACAAAGAAAGTTAACTGCCACAACAGATGCAAGTGGAGCTGCTACATTTAGCACTTTGTCAAATGAAACCTATACCAATACTTCAGATTGGATATTTGCTTCTGTAGATAGTGCAGTGTTTGNTCCGACNGTTTCAGGATCTGGAACAACNTCTGCTTCAATAACAGGTGGACCNAAGAGTAAAAGTATTGTTGCATTGGGNTATATTAATAAAGCAGTNNCTGCTTCTGCAATACAAAGAACAAAAACATTAGCTACTGTAACAAAAGTTGTAGGACCNACAACAGTGAACGGTGTTACATCATANNATTTAGCTAANCCNGATTTATTTGATGTTACTTCAATAAANGACACTAACTCTAGTGGAGTAGATGTATCAAGTAAATTTATTATTGATAATGGTCAAAGAGACAATCATTATGATTTAGCTAGATTAATACTAAGACCAGGACAGACTCAAACTAATCCAATTCATGTAGTGTTCAGACATTTTACACATGGAGCCGGACAATTCTTTACAGCTCAATCTTACCCAGCTTCAGTAAGCTATTCAAAGATTCCTAATTTTATTACTAGAGAAAATAAAGAAATTGAATTACGTAATGTAATAGATTTTAGACCCGTAGTTGATTCTGCTGGAAAGTTTGGCTCGGCTGGATTTGCCTCTATAGTAAATGAAATACCAAAGAACACAGATGTTATGTCAGCTGACATTGAATATTATTTACCAAGACGAGATAAGATTGTAGTTACAAATGACAATAATTTAAAATATTTAAAAGGCGCTAGTGAATTTGATTTACAAGAAGTTGAAACTCCTGGCGGAGCTTTAGATTTATATAATGTCAGTCTTAACGCTTTTACGATTAATGATTCAGATCTCACATTAGAAAAAATAGAATCCAAAAGATTCACAATGCAAGATATTGGGCAAATTGAAAAACGTATTGATAAACTTGAAGAAACAACAGCATTGAGTTTACTAGAAGTTGATACAAGAAATTTTGAAGTTATTGATTCTTCAGGAAATAATAGAACTAAAGCAGGATTTGTAGTAGATAATTTTGCCAATCATTTTCAAGCAGATACTCTTTCAGCTGAATATAGAGCTGCAATAAGTCCACAACAAAAAATATTAAGACCATCTTTCTGGGAAGATAATGTAAAGTTAATATATGACTCTGCTACTTCTAGAGCTTTAAATTCAAATAATTCAGGGGTAGTAATAAAAGGCGATAATTTATATTTAGACCATGGAGAAGATTCTGCATTTTCTCAATTATTAGCAACTCAAACTGAAAATGTAAATCCATTCAACGTTATAACTAATGTAGGAGTTATAGATCTTTCACCTTCATCNGATGATTGGAAAGAATCAAGAAAAGCTGCTCCGAGAGTTTTAGATGGTGGTGTTAAGATAGATAAATCTTTAGCTAATAACTGGAATAATTGGGAATGGAATTGGTCAGGTACTGAAGCTGCTTCATTAACAGCAAACCAACAACTTTCAGAAAGACAAGTAGAGAATCAAGTTGGAAATCAAATAATAACTACTAAGCAGACAAATTTTGTAGCTTCAAATGAAGTCATAAGAACATTAATAGGAACACGAGTTATTGATATAGCTCTCATACCATTCATGAGATCTAAGAAAGTATTCTTCAGAGCTCAAGGACTGAAATCTAATACCAGAATGTTTGCTTTCTTTAATGGAGTAGATGTTTCGAGTTGGGTAAGATCTGAAGCTTCATTTACTAGATTTGCTACATTGGATTCAGATTTTGGAAGTAGATATAATAAAGCAACTTCACACCCAAGTGGATCGAGTAATTTAACAACAACTGATTCAGGATCTTTAATAGGGTCATTCTTTATACCGAATACTGATGCTATAAAATTTAGAACTGGTGATAACGAATTTAAACTTTTAGATATTAGTGTAAATGAAGATAGCGTTGCAACTTCTAAAGCTAACGCCATATTCACATCACGTGGAGTTTTAGAAACAGAGCAAGATACAATACGCTCTACTAGAAATATTACTTTGGGCTCTGGTTCTCGAGAAGTATCTAGAAGAGCTGCATACACCAGCAGAGATGATAATGATAGACCATCGACCGGTACATTAGTACAATGGGGAAATGAAAAAGATGGAGGCATAGCAAGTGTATTCGGTGGCGGTACTAGATACTCAAGTAATAACATTGGATCTAATTTTTCAAATGAAGTTACTTCTTCAGAATGTCTTACTTGGTATGATCCTTTAGCTCAAACATTCATGGTTGAACAATCATCTGGAATATTTGTTACTAAAGTAAGATTGTTTTTTGCAACTAAAGATAGTAATGTTCCAGTACAAGTTCAAATAAGACCGGTTGAAGCTGGAGTTCCGGCTTTATCTGTAGTTCCTGGAGCTACCAAATTCTTAGGACCTTCTTCTGTTAACGTGGCTGCAGAAGGAAGTAATTTAACAACTGTGCAGGGAAATCCAACAGACTTTGTTTTTGAAGAGCCTGTGTATTTAAAACCTTTTACTGAGTATGCAATAGTAGTAGTGGCTCAATCTAATGAATATACATGTTACACAGCTAAGTCCGGAGATTTTATTGTACAATCAACTGAAAGAAGAGTAACTCAACAACCTTCATTAGGTTCTTTATTTAAATCTCAAAATGGTTCAACATGGACAGCTGATCAACATCAAGATTTAATGTTCACTATATTTAAAGCGAACTTTGTATCATCTGGATTGGCCACATTAGAAAATGGTGATGTCGCTCCGATGTTACTAGACACTGATCCTATTACAACTACAAATTCATCAACAACAGTTTCTGTCTATCAACCGGGTCATGGTTTTACTGTAGGTGATTTAGTTACAATAAACGGAGTTACAACTTCCGATTCCTCTGCTTTTGTATCAGCTGAAATTGGAGGAAGTAGTAATTCCGGAATACTTGGATCAGAGTTAGATGGCGGACGAACAATAACAAAAGTTGATTGGACCGGATATCAATTTGTAGCAGACGGTTCTGCAGCTACTGGTACAGTATCAGGTGGAGGAAGCGCATTACGAGCAAGTCAGAATATGCAATTCGATACTTTTGTACCAAACATACAATTCTTAGCTCCTCCTTCAACTCAAGTGGCTGGAGATGCTAAGTTTCATAGCGGAAAATCTTTCGGTGGAAGTGAAACGCCATATACAAGAGATACTAATTTTAAGCCTATTTCATTAAACAGAAATAACACAGTTGATAATCCAAAATTAATTGCATCAAGAGAAAACGAATTAAAATCTGGAAACATTAGTACTACAAATAACCCGAATCAAAGATCAGCTCATGTTAGAATTGGTATGGTTACATCTGATCCAAATGTTTCTCCAGTTATCGATTTACAAAGAACTTCATTAACAGTTGTTAATAACTTAATTGANAAACAAGATGCAGCTGCAACATCAAATGGATTCAGTGTTCCAATAGCATATAAGGCAGAGACAGATCCTATAGAAGGTAGTTCAGCTTCAAAACATATAGCAAGAACAATTACATTGGCTGAAGATGCAGTCGGATTAAAAGTTATCATTGCAGCAAATGTTCCAAATAATTCATCATTCGATTTATATTTTAAAACTGCAACTGATGGTGTAAATATTACAAATGAAAGTTATACTCTCGCAACAAGAGAAGTTCCAGTTGCAACAGATGATAATCCAAACATATTTAGAGATCATACTTTCTTAATAGGCGGAGTAGGTGGTAATCTTGATCCATTTACTCAATTTAAATTAAAAATAGTTTTCACTGGATTTAATTCTTCGAAAGTTCCAGTGTTAAGAGATATGAGAGTGATAGCACTAGCAACATAATGAGAGACGATATGCAATACATAAACGTGGAAGGATCTGGTGGATTGGTCAGAGACCAAGAAACTGGAGCAATACTAAATACTAATAAGAGTGAGATAGAGCGAGCTCGA